TAAAGTATTTCTCTGGTAAAGTTTTCGGTGCCTAATTTGATTACGTCTGCGGTTAATTCTGGGCTTGACCCGTAGTACTCTCTCCAATCGCTGTCGATCTTTGATCGTATCTTTTTTCGCTTCTTGATGCCGTTTTTCTGTTTTACTGTCTTGTATGTTGTCTTGCTAAACTTAGCTAATTTTTTGCCTATGTACTTGCGTCCAGATTGATTATTAACAATCAAGTAAACAAATCCAATACAATCCTCGGGCAATGTCTCAACTGGGGTGTTTTGATATAGCCATGTCATGTGTTGTTTGTGCGATTTGTCCTTGCTGTATAGTTATGCCTTATGGTCTAAATTGATGTAAAAAGTTGCCTCTTCTACCACAGTGTTTTGACTCACAGTGGTAGCGTATTGTATAAAATTGCTGATATCAGTTAAATTAACGCCGTTTCCGGTCCATGTAGGACGGCTACGGCTGAGTTCTGTATCCAATCTGTCTAGTGTGAGCAAGGTTGTTTTAAACGGTACTAGATTCTGTTTAAATGCTTGTGTGCCTTGTCGGCTTGCATGATCTAGAGCGACTTTGCTCACACGATAAGTTTCAAATCTGGGTTCTGGAGCAACCACACTCTTGCCGCCAGTAGACCCAATGTTAAAAATGTATCCTGATTTGCCTGCGGCCTTCCAGGCATCGTACACAGCAAAATATATCTGTGCTTGAGCAAAGTTAGCCCAAGACTCTTGCGGCGGCCCGTCAAATGCATTGTTAACAAACACATCATAGTCTAAACTCATTTTGGCAATGGTTTCGAGATCTTTTGTGATGTCATAGCCATCAGACCGACTGATGCTGACGCCATCAAATATTTGTTTTAGGTGCAACCCCAATCCGCGATTGCCCCCAGTAATTAAGAATGTTTTTGTCATTTTTGTTTGGTCCCAAACTTTAGTAAATTGTTTCCCGCAGGTCATTGCACATTCGAACAGCCGCTCGGGAAATGTATTATACTTCCAACTGTTCACAAGGTCAATCCAAAACGAATTTTTAAATATTTGTTTTAGTGATTGATGATGAATGTTTAGGTTGTCTTGTCCGTATCGATCAACAAACTCTTGTACTTGATTTTTTCCATCAACTGTGCTCAAGTCGTTGCTACAGGGTAATACTGATTGATCTCGAAACCTAGCATCACTTAGATTGTGATTTAACATGTTACAGGGCAATACAAGTCCACTGGCGTTAATTGCTACTTTGTTACCTGTCAACGCATCGCAACATATTTCTGTATTGGCAAAATACTCTTTCATGTCTGGGTATTGATTTTTAAGATTAGGCAAAATTTCAATACTTTTGTTTTTGTATTTGCTTAACGTAGTGGGTGTTAATATATACTCAGTCTGCCCTTGTCGTGACTGTACCGGCCATTCATTGAATGTATCCATGGTCTGATGATTTAAAAATCTGCCAGTGGATCGATATTTAAAATCGTGAAACCCGATCTGTTGGCTGAGTGCTCGTGCTTTTTCCACTTGGTCCTGATTGTGCTCAAACACAATAAAGTTCCAAACAGCCCGTCCCCCAGCAGTGATAAATGCACCAGCATTGGCAATAATTTTGTTAAAGTCTGTGTTTCTTCTATAAAGCCAGTTGGTGGTGTCAAGGCCATCAATATTAAAATCAACTTGTCCATACCCGCCAATGATCTCGGCCATCTCTTGCCAGTAGTTTGTGTCATGTACACCACCATTGGTGTGTATGTATAACCAAAGTGTAGGACACTTGCGTCTAAAGTCTCTCAAGATATTCAAAAACTCTGGATGCATGATAGGATCGCCGTAGCTGCCACAAAAGAACACTTGACGCAGTCGATTGCACAACTCATGGTCAAACGCCAAATCAATTACTGCTCTAGGCAAATGCTCTAGTTTGAGATACGGATTAATACCCGATCCGTTGTTGTTTCTAGGACATTGCGGACATGCGGCATTGCAGTAAGTGGTTACTTCAATTTGGTATTCATCAATTATATTATAATCAAAGAAATTCATGTTAATATTTTAAATTTATTTCTCGACAATGCCAACAAGCAATATCGTTCGTACATGTTCAAACTTTGACACAAATAATCAAAATTTTGTTCAGTTACTAGTTGTTGGTAATGTTGACTTGGCATAAAAATTTTATTAGCATCTAGCCAGGGTTGATAGATTGGTTGATAGTTTTGATCAACGTTAAATCCCAACTCAGACAACGAATTACTTAACCTATCCCATCCTCCTAAAATATCTTCAAGATGCAATTGTTCATGGCTGACATTTTTAAAACTTAACAAATCTTTAGCCATGTTAAACATATGAAATTTATCAAGTATCTCGGGATCTTTGATTTTTGATATTATCGGATGATAAGCATATATTTTATCAAATGCACTTGAATTTTTAATTAAATTAGCATTTACAACAAACGGCATTGTGTTAGCATTTGCGATTATATCTATAATGCGATATTTAGATGGCTCATCATACACATGGCTTTTCAAAATCCACTGTTCCCCACTGATAGCACTAGATTGTTCTAGCAAATCAAGTTGTGTTTTAAGTAATTCTAAATTTACTTTTGAAAAATCTTTCAAAGACATTTTACCAATTTGATCATGCTCAAACAAACTAACATACTTTATGTCAGGGCGAGAACTAACTAAATCAGTTGAATCCACATATTGATTTTGACAACGCAGGTGAGGATTGCTTAGTAACACAAGTTTTAATACTGTGTCTCCGCACATGCCTCCTCGCCATCTTAATATTGTTAGTGACATATTAATAGTGTGTTTTCTACTATTGTTGCATTTAATTTTTCTGCTATAGTTTCATACGTGTATCGCAATCGATTAAAATCAAATCGATGTTTGGGCACCGTGACTATTATTTGAGTAGTAAACTGTTTTAATTTTTTAATCTCGGTGTCTATGTCGGACCAGCTTCTATATTGAATAAAAATTTCAGAGTTGAGTATAACAATATTTGTAGGATTGATCTTGTTTAGAGTATATTCAAGCAACATGTTGTTTTCGTAATTTATAAACAAGGTATTCTGATGCCATGTTAGATCATGTTGTGCAAGATATTTAGGTTCTAAATAAATTGCATCAATATCAAATCTAAAACTGCCACTATTCAATACCACAGTTGTGCCTGCCAATAATTTTAATTTAACTAGATTAACAATATCATTGCTAATTTTATAAAGACTAGAACAATACTGATCTTTGACATGGTCTGAATCAACAATGTTAATTTTAGATAGTATTGACATTTTTAAAATATACTCTGGTCAACGGATGCACCCAATTAAATCTTATACCACCATCAGTTTTACCACTATGATATTTGATAACTGGTGCATTTATTTTTTCCTTAAGGAAAATAAAAATAGATTCGTCGTAATCTTGTGTTGAATTTTCAAAATATTCGGGCTCTGCTAAAAATTTATTAACAGTTAAATATAAAAATCCATTGGGTAACAACTTTTCATTGATGATTTTATTACAGTCATAAACGATTTCGCTAAATTTAAACAGTTGGTTGACATAGTACACACATAAATCAAGATTATCAGTTTGTTTGCTACCCAATAGCTCTTCCAAATAATTATTTGGTCCATGATAGCCGATACGACTAATATTATTCTCTTTTACAAATAATTCTAATTCGTAGTCTTGCTCAATGGTGGTGCCGTTGTACCACTTGAGCTGAACCTCTCTCCAATTATTAATTGATTTCAACATCTGTATTGTAACTAGTAAAGCCGTTTTCTTTCACAACCTTGAGTATATTTTCTACTCGTCCTGCAAGTTCGTCCCTGTGTGATACAAGCCAAATTGATTTGTGTCGTTCCCTGCTCATCTTCTTTAGCAAAGCTAACGCATTTTCTACACCTTGTGTATCTAATCCATTGTCGATAAGTTCATCAATGAACAATAAGTTAATTGGACTGTATAAACTTTCCCACACATCTCGGAATGCCCACGACATTGACAAGATCAATCTATTACGCTCGCCACGTGATAAGTTGTCAAAGTCTAGTTCGCGGCCCAGCTCTTCGATGCTTACAGTCAAGTCATTCAAAAACTTCACAGTATGTGGCAATCCTATTCTATCCAGGTAGTGAGTAAGCCTTGCATTCAAGTAACTCAAATTTTGATCAATGATCTTCTTGCGTACAAAACTGTCTTTTGATGTCAATAGTTTGAGCAAGAATTCTTGATGATCTTGTAATCTTGTAAGATCGTTTAAGGTATCATACGCTACAGACTGCAAGGCTTGTCCTTGCATGTCTGCAATTTGTTCGTCGTATGGATCAACATCTGCAGATCTTGTGGTCAAATCTTTACGCAAGGTTTCTACTGAGTTACGATGATTCAATGCATGTTCGAGGGTATCATAAAACACAGTGGGTGCTTTACCTAATTCGCCCAAGGTGTTTAGTGTATCAGTGTGTTCTTGCCATTGGCTAGCATTGGTTAACAATTGAAGAGCATGTTCTTGCATTTGTGCTTGTTTGGCAGTTCGAAGCTCATCTTGTTTGAGGTCATGGATATCCTGCCCGCAACTGTGACACTTGTGATCTTCTAACAATGCAATTTCTTGTTTGAGTCGCTCAATCAGTTTGTTTTGTTTGGCATTGTCACTTTCTATACTGCGAATCCATTTAGTGGCTTGGTCAATGGTTTTTTGTTTTACATGATATGTTTCAAGATCTCTGTGTGCTTGTATCTCAGCATCGATATCAATATGTTCAAGATCGGCCACCGCCTGCACAAGTTTTGCCACATCTTCGTCACGTTTGGCAATCCAAAGTCTCTGACGTTTACGCAGACTTTCGATCTGTTCTTCAATACGTTTATTGGCTTCTTGCACAGCACGTATTCTAAATTCTTCTTGACTGATAGCATCCTTGGTTTCTCTATTGAGCTCTTTGATACGCTCAGCACGTTCACTCAACAATGTGATACCTAGCAACTGTTCAATTATGTTGCGTTGGTCATTGGCTTTTAGGCTTAGGAAAGGTTCTGTGTAAGTGTTCAATGCCAACACATGTTTGAACATGTCGTGACTCATGTTCATGATACGTTCTATAGCATCTTGTGTTTCACGACTGTCACCCTGGGCTTCGTCCTCAGCAGCCTTGTGCTCATTGTTGATATAAAAACGCAACACATTGGGTTTACGACCACGTTCAATTCTGTATTCTTGCCCGCCTACAATAAAATCTAAACTGACCAACATGTTCTTGCTGTTGGTTTTGTTTACTAGATTGTCTTTGCGGATGTTTGACAGTGCTTGTCCATACAATGCATAACTTAGGGCATTGATGATTGTGGTCTTTCCTGTACCGTTGCGAGATCCATCGCCACCTAGGTCTAAGTTTTCTCCCAAGACCAAGGTCAAGTCAGTGCGATCAAAGTCAATCGCTTGTGTTGCGGCACCCACGCTCATGAAATTTTTAACAGTTAAATTTTTTATATGAATCATCGATATTCCAGAATGTGTAAAATAAAACTAAGTCTACTTTTATCATGTACAACAATAGGTGCAATACTATGATAACAATTTTCTATGATTACTAGTTGTCCGGGACAAATAGGTATTCGGGTGTGTTCAGCCAATTGCTTATTTTGTTCACAGTGCAAAACAAAATCACCTCCCCAGTGTGGATCCCACTCATGGTTAAGATTACATAATACAGTAATTGCCCGAGAAAATCTAGTGGTATCTCCTCCAGAACTCCACGGATCTTTGTCTCGGTGAAGTGGTGTGCCAGTTGAAAGTGGTGGAGTAATTTTTAAATCAACCCAATGTGTATAATGTTTGGGTAAAAATTTAGAAATTTTGTTGTACAACAATTCCCATTCGGGCGGTGTAGAATCTAGCCAACGAGCCGAGTCCCAATCCCCATTCCACTCATAATATTGATATAGATTTTTTGAAAAGTATTTGATATTTTGTATCGAAGGTGACGGAGTCCATCCATGCGGCATCAGATTTTGATAAAATTTAATTTCCTGTGCGGACAAAAAATTGTCATCTCTTAATAAGATATTTGGGGCATTCATAGTAATGCTGTGATTCGATCAGTCGAATCTATCCAATTTGCAAAATCATTGTGCGGCACTTCAACACCGAATTCTAACCAAACATAATAATAAATTATTGCTTGTGCCCAGATATCAGTTACATGACTCAAGTTAAATGTTTGGTGATTTTTAATGTGTTGTATTGCAATGTCAGCAGTTTCGCACGGGTCAATGTATTTAGAATTTGTCTCTCTCCAGAGATTCCAACTGTCTTTGAATGGTAAAATTTTTTCGAATCTATTCAATCTGTTGTAGAGATTACTATAATCAAACAAGTGTTCGACATATATACAATTATCGTTTTCGGACCGCCAGGCATTTCTTAATTGATGATCACGCAAAAACAAAAAATATTTTTCTCTCTTGGCCCAAGGTTGGTCAGTGTCCCATTCAGCAGTGGGCAATTGAGTTTCAATATTGCTCGTCATGGCTTTGTCAATCATGGTACGAGCAACAACTGGCCAACTGTGATCACTGTAACAAATTTTAATAACTGTAGCATTGGGAAAATAGGATTTAAATCTAGTGCCTTCATCATTGATGCCGTTGTCTATCAATACTGAATAGTTTTTAGTTTTATCAAACTCAAAGTTATGTGGCCAATGATTTTGATAATATTTTGGAACAACAACATCAAGACTGTGACTATTACCGTTTGGGGAAAACTCCAATGTACCTTGCGGCCTTACAAAGTTTTTGCCATACAAGCTCAACACAGCATTTACAAAATGTCCAAACCCGCCTGATGGGTACCATACACAATAGATCATAAATTTTGATAAATCTTCAACAATAGTTTTGGATCGTAAAATTCTGATTCAATATTAGTAATTTGATCTGTAACAATTTGGTCTACTGATTCAAACTTGACTTCCCCGGGTGCCATGTCGGTATCCACAGACGAGTTCTTGTTGGGTATCAAGGCCATCTCTCTCAGTTGATAATCTTTGATATAAGTTTCTTTGATAAAGTTAGCTTCTTCATATGATATTTCAATGTCTAGTTGCACACGCACATGCATACCGGGTGCTAATAAATTTGGTGCATTGTCGATAATGTTAGCAAGCCCTAACACACGATATCTGGGTTGATCTGGCCAAGCATGATGCACAGGATCTTTGCCCCACTCAATGATGGTCAAGCCACGTTCGTCGTCTCCAGCATCGGCATAGTTGTGCGGGAAGCAATTGCCAATGTAGGTAATGTTCTTTTTGGTCTGTCGTTTGTGAAAGTGTCCAGTAAACACATGCTCGAAGTTGTTGAAGTCTTCTCTGCGTACTTCACCGTGATCTGGCATCTCTACCATGGCATTCATCAAGTAACCGGGCAGTTCAAAATGCCCAAACATGTACTTGCCCGTTAGTTTTGGAATACGCTTATGGTCGTCACCAACAAGCCAAGGAGCAATAACAACGTCGCTACTATGGAACCAATCGTTACATATTTCAACATTTGGGAGATGTCTTGCCCACTCAACCGATTGTATATCACGCTTATCCCGGTAATACAAATCATGATTACCAGGAATAAAATATACATTCTGAAAATTATCATTTAGATGCTCCAATGCTCGAAGACTGTAATTAAGTGTGACAATGTTCAAACTTGCACGGTTGTTGTGCCAGTCACCAAGAAACATTGCAGTTTCACAACCCTCGGCTCGGGCCTTGGCAGTGGCCCATTTGACAAAATTCAAACAATCCTCGTTGTGTTGAGTACTGTTTGATTTTAGGCCAAAGTGAATGTCTGTAAAGATCGCGGCTTTACTAAATAGGTTAGTCATTGTGATATTATACTATTTATTTGGAGTACTTACGACCATACCGAGCATATTTACTAAAATATATCAAAGATAGGTTAACATTTTGTAATACGATCTGTATTCTTCTGTAAAATTTTTTTCTAATCTAATTTGTTTGATAATAGATTCTAGATCGGTTATTTTGTTTTGAAATTGATTGTACAACACAATATCTTCGGTAAAAAAATAATCAATCTTGTGTAATAATTCTGCACTTACATCCTTAGGGCCAACCTTGATTACATCTGGATGTACATTGATTTTTTCTGAAGCAGGATAAATGTTTGACAAACTCGACAGTGGTAATATATTAAATTTTAATTCGGGCAATTGAGTTGATCGCAATAAAAACCAAAATTGTGGCACAGTATGTATGTCAAATATATTGATAGTTTTTGTAATTGTATCTTGATCTTGTGGCCGCGTATTTTCCCAAATCGTAAACACTTCTTTGATGTCAATTTTTAATCTCAGAGCTTGTGTTACTAACCCAGAAAAAAATCTTTCAATTGGATCTCTTATCAAAACTGCTAAAGTTGTAATTTGGTGCTGCCGCAAAAAATTTGTTGAATCAGCACCTATAAAATTTAAAAATCTATCAGGATCTTTCTTGCACATTCCCAACAGTGATCTAGTGCCGTTTTTGTAGATCAATAGATAACAACATTTTAATTCCTGATCATACACCAGTTGATTGGCTGGAGACAAATAGTTGATACAAAAGGACAACACAAACTACTCATCCAGGCTAGAGGTAACTGGCCCACTCATAGCCGCCATGCCAGCTCGACCCGAGTTCTGACGTGTCCATGATGGATTGAGCCCGTTCATCTCTAATATGTCATCACGTATGTTTTGATTTTTCTTTTCGATATTCAAGATACGAGTGAAACTATTAGTGATAGCGGCAGTATAATACGCAAAAGGGTTCTGCGATTTTGACTCATCAAACTGCAATCCGATTTGACTGAGTTGAAGCAAGGCCTGGCCTCGCATTTCTTCGTTGTAGGTGTATCCACGCCAGTTACTCCTTGTGGCATATCTTTCGCAAAGTTTCATAAACATCAAGGCCAGTTTTTTAGTCATCT